CTATAGATCCTCACTGAACGCTGAAAGACGGCGGCGTGGTGTCTATGGCAAAGGTGGAGCAGATATGTCACATACCAGTTCAGGAAAACTAACACCTGAATCCCCTAAGAAGAATCGTGCCCGTAATGGACATGGTAAAAATGGCCGTCTCAAAAAAGGATGAATCTACATGCGAAGTACCGCTAATTATCTTATGCAAGACCTTCTTACATTCCGTAGCAGTGATGCTAAACGAATGTGGAGGGAACTTATATTCACTAGAGATAATTGGCGGTGTCAATATTGTGGATCTACAGAAAACCTAACCATTGATCATATCAGACCTAAATGTAAGGCTGGTCCTACTAATGCTGATAACTGCTGCACTGCTTGTATCACATGTAATCAAGCAAAAGGATCAATGAGTATTGATAGCTTCATTAAACAACTTTTACCTAACAATAAACAGCTATGCCCACAAATAATGCCCCAAAACCCCTAACTAAAAGTCAACAGCAACAGCTAAAGAAGCTACTACAACAACAAGATAAGTGGCAACAAGATAAGACGCAACTTAGGCGAGCAAAGAAGAAACCAACCAAGCGTAATGCCTGATGGTAAATACTACTTTCCTACCTAAAACAAATCTGACTAAACCTTTTGATCTCAGGCTAACAGCTAGAGAAAACAAAGGAAGAATACCAGCAATGGGAACACTCACAGTTACAAGCAATTAACCCTTTTTACTAATAAACAAAAATGGCAATCTCTAATACCCGTAAGTATATCCTTAAGCCTGAATATACTCACCATTCAGCAGTAGCTCTTACTCAAGCAGCAGCTAATGCAGCTAGTGCTGCTTACACAGTGGCAGATCTAATTACTCTTGTAAATACAGCAATCACTACTGAATATAACAACGTAAGTAACGCAACTGTTGGCGGTAAAACAACAGGAACGATTGGCAAAGCTACATCTACACAGAATTAATAATGGCTAAATCAAGACCTATCCGTATTGACAAGAACGGTAATGTAGCTGTTAATGCAGGGCCATCTAGTCCAGTAAGAATCTACGATGGTAAAGTTCTCCCTAACTATGGTGGAACTAGGAACGGTAAGATCCGCCCAAAGAAAGGTAAAGCATAAAGCTTCATCTAAGGTATCTAGGAGCCCCTATAAGGGGCCTTAGATATCATTTAGGTACATTGAGTCATAAAGCTAATTTAAACACCCCTACAGGAGCATATGCCTGCTAATAATAATATCCGGCCTACTGGTGGCCTATATGACCCCCCATTTAATAACATCAGATCAGGACCGCGTGGTGGCATAAACCCTGCTGATAGATTAAACATGATGATGAGACGTTTGGTTGAAAAGACTAAACAACAAAACATGCTAAGGAATAGATTAGAAGTCCTTAATAGACATGATTACATCACTAGAACAATATCTCACGGTGCTAACGAATTCCCTAATACTAAATACACTGGGTTCCCACCACTTGATCATGAAAACATGCGGATTCTCAGATATCCAAAACCAGTAGCATTTAATACTGATACACAAGTTAAATACGTAAGACTAGCTCAAGGTATTGGTAATACTGTTAAAAACTTAGGGGCTGGTGTTGCTATTAATGCACTAGGAAACCATTTCTTAATGCCTAAAGCAGAAGAAGCTGGTACTTGGATTGGTACTCAACTCTATAAAGCAGTGGCTGATCAAGAGGAAGGTGAAAACCTATTCCCACAACTTTATGATAAACAAGGCCCTAGAGCACCACTATCTGATGATCCAGTAAAAGAACAAAGACTTGATGATCAAGGGTACAGATAAGGATGGTAAGACCCTCAAAAAAAACAGACCAGTTAGAAGCTAAACTTAAAGCAGACTTTAAATCTTTCCTATCCGCTATTTGGCATGAGTTGGGGCTCCCCCCTCCAACCCGTGCCCAATATTGCATAGCTGAATACTTACAACATGGCCCTAAAAGACTCCAAGTACAAGCTTTTAGAGGTATTGGTAAATCTTACGTAACCTCAGCTTATGTTCTTTGGGAGCTATATAAAGATCCAGATAAAAAGATACTTTGTATCTCTGCTTCTAAAGAAAGAGCAGATAATAACTCTATCTTTATTCAAAAACTAATCCTCTCTGTTCCTTGGTTAGCTCATATGCGGCCAAAAGGTGATGAATATAGATGGTCTCGTATTAACTTTGATATTGGTGGTTGTAAACCAACTCAGTCACCATCATGTAAATCAGTTGGCATAAATGGCAATATGACTGGTTCGCGATCTGACATTCTGTTATATGACGATGTTGAGAATGTGAACAATAGTGCCACTGATATGTTAAGAGAAAAGCTTCTACAATTAATATCAGAATCAGAATCTATCTTGATGCCTAAAGCATCTTCTAGAATTATCTTCCTGGGTACTCCTCAAACTACTTTTACTTGCTATAGATCTCTTAGTACTAAAGGTTATAAACCTTATATCTGGCCTTCTAGATATCCAGAAAATCCAGAACTATATGAAGGCTTATTAGCTCCAGAACTATTAGAAGATCTAGATAAAGATAAATCCTTAACTGGTACTCCTACTGATACTAGATTCTCTGATAAAGAACTGATGGAAAGAGAGGCTTCTATGGGCCGCTCTAACTTTGAACTTCAGTTCCAGTTAAATACTACTCTCTCTGATGCTGAAAAGTTTCCCCTTAGATTTGCTGACTTTATTACAACACCAATTGGTAATGAATGTGCTCAAACTTATACATGGGCCGCTGATCCTCGCTATTGCTTAGAGAAATTACCAGCAGTGGGTCTCCCAGGTGATAGGTGGTACGGCCCTATGTTTATTGATGCAGGCTCTTGCCCCTTTGATGAAACTATAGTATCTATTGATCCCTCTGGTAGAGGTAGAGATGAATGTGCCGCTGCTGTTCTATCTCAAGCTAATGGTTATATCTTCTTTAGAGATATGAAGGCTTATAGAGAAGGTTACTCTGATGCAACATTGATTGATATCCTTAAACTCTCTAAACGTTATCAAGCAACTACACTATTAGTAGAAAGTAACTTCGGTGATGGCGCTGTATGTGAACTTATTAGAAAACATGCAACCCAACTTCAAATGAATGTTCATATAGAAGAAGTACGTGCTACTGTTCGTAAAGAAGAACGTATTATTGATTGCCTAGAACCTGTACTGAATCAACATAGATTGATTATTGATCCTAAAATTATTGAATGGGACTATAGATCTAATCCAGAAGAAGCACCAGAACATAGAATAGAATATATGTTGGCTACTCAAATCTCTAAATTAACTAGAGAAAAAGGGGCTATTCGCTTTGATGATCGTATTGATGCCCTTAGTCAAGGCGTTCAATGGTTTACAGATGCTCTCTCACTCTCAGCTCATAGACAGCAGGCACAACGCCAGCAAGACGAATGGGAAGCCCTTCAACAGATGCTACGGGATGATCCCCA